CTTATACACTTAATCGATATAATATAGTATATTGTAAACTATGGGAGGCACACCACTAACTGGAATGGTATATGGAAAGAACCGAGATATATGAAAAGTATTATCAACTCTGGAAAGAAGGGCTCCTTGATTCTGAAATCTTTGAACAATTAGGGCTCTCCAAAAATAAATACAAGGAACTTCAACCTTACTTCTTTAACTATGTAAGGGAAAAAATGAAGCTTGAAAATATTAAGGGAGTATTCAAGCTAAAGAAAACCGCTAAACTTGAAGAAAAATTCCTTAACCTTATTCAGAGTGGACTACCTTACGATAAAGCCGCCAAGATAATGAATATCCCCCTGGCTACTTTAATGAATGAATGGTTCATGGATCCATACTTCAAAGCTCAGGTTGACTATGCTGTCGAAATCACTAATTCAAAAGTGATCGCTGCTCTATATAAACGTGCCGTGGGCGAGACGAGAATTTGTAGATCACGCACGACCTCAAGAACTAGGCCCAAGGTTAAGAAAGCAGGAGACAGTGAGAACTTTGAAGATTATACACCTCTGGACGATGACGGAATGCTGACCATGGTCACTGATACTGAAAGAGAAGAGTATCTACCTCCGTCAGTTGAAGCTCAGAAATTCTGGCTTGTGAACCAGGACCCAGAACGATGGTCCTTGACTGGTGATATAAAGAAAGTTGGGAATAAAGGTAAGATCTTAGAAGCTATTGATCATATGACCGAGTATAGTGATGAAGATAAAGAGGAACTTGGTATAGAATGATCCTAACAGCTATGCAAAAATACTCGATCCGTGAGTCTACGGCACGTATAAACATGTGGGAAGGCGCGGTTAGATCGGGTAAAACAATAGCGACTGATCATAGATTTATTCAAGCAACTGGTGAAGATAAAGGCGGACTCCCTCCAGATATAGTAGATATAATGGTAGGGAAGACTGTTGGCTCTTTGAAAAGAAACGTTATAAATCCGATTATAGAACTAGTTGGAAAAAATAATGCTGCTTATTACCCAGGAAAACAAGAATTTCACCTATGGGATAATATCATACATGTCATAGGTGCAAATGATGAACGATCTGAAGGAAAAATTCGTGGTTCTACAGTACGCAAGGTTCTCGGGGATGAAGTTACCCTCTGGCCCGAGTCCTTCTTTAAAATGCTGGATTCACGCTTATCATTAGAATCTTCTCAGATGTTCTTGACGACTAACCCAGGGCCTCCTAAACACTACCTTAAAGTAGATTACATAGATCGAGAAAAAGAACTAAACTTTAAATCATTTAAATTCACTCTTGACCATAATAAAAAGAATCTTTCACCTGCATATATAGAAGCTATTAAAAAGAACTATACCGGGCTATGGTACAAGAGATTTATTCTCGGTGAATGGTGCATGGCTGAAGGTGCGATTTTCGATTTCTTTGATGAAAAAGAGCATACAATATCAGCACTACCTGAAGCAAAATATTATGTAGTAGGATGTGACTATGGCACGGCAAACCCAACGGCTTTTATAATATTTGGAGTCAACCCAAAAGCCAAGCCAAAAATTTGGGCTGAACATGAATACTACTATGATAGTAGAAAAGCCCAAAGACAAAAGACTAATGCAGAATATGCTAAAGACTTTAAAGATTTTTGTAGAGAATATCTCGGTGAATATTGGCAGACAAAAGTAAAGAAAACGTATCTTGATCCGAGTGCAGAAAGCCTACAATTACAGTTTGAAAGAGACGGAGTAAACTCAGTAACAGAAGCAATTAATGACGTACTCCCAGGGATTGCGACTGTTTCTACAATGCTAAAGAATGGTGATTATGCAATACATAAAAACTGTAAGAATTATATTAATGAAATGTACGCTTATTCCTGGGATCCTAAGGCACAAGATAAAGGTTTAGATGAACCATTAAAAACAAATGACCATTGTCAAGATGCAGGTAGATATGCAGTATACTCGGAATTTGGACCAGAGTATGCAGACATATTGGCTTTATCGAAACTATAGAGGTGTATAATGATAATTGACTCACAAAATGCATTCCGTAGAGTACAGCAAAATCTTACTAACCTGCTGCATATTGGCCATAGTAAGTATAAAGAATACAATGAAATAGCTCTGGCCATTTCCAAAGGTTTAATAGATGAATTAAATGAAATGTATGGAAATGGTATGACAGGAACATACTATAATTCAGAAACTCTTGAAATGTGCTGGTACGCCACACATCCAATTGGTGAAAATATTTCAAAAGGAATGAGTGTATGTGAATTACAAGGTGCTGGAAGTGATTTGGTTTATAGAACACCTACTTCAGGCAACAGTTTAGATATGCCTATCGGTATAGCGTTAGAATCAGGTTTAGCAGGACAAAGTATAAAAATCGCAACAACTGGCTTAGTCTTAGCATTACCAGAGTCAGGTATAACCGCTGTAAAGGGCTGGTTAACATATAGTAGTACAAATGAAGCAGGTAGATTATTACAGGCTGCAGATGCGGGTACAGCACAACACTGGCGAGAAAATGGCCATTGGTGTTTAAATGGAACTGGCCCAGGTGCGTTAACAAGAATGTTCATACATTATAATTGAGGTGCATATGTTCACTAAAGCTGAGTTACTTAGTGCAAGATCAGACGGTTGGTTCAATGTGCTTACTGGCATTGGAACAGCAAGCTTTGATAAACGAATGAGTACATCTTTTGGGGGCTCAGATATTTTAGATGATGCGCTTCTAATTAATCTCTATAGGTCCGAGGGATTAGCTACACGCGTGATAGACATACCTGTAGAAGATATGGTCCGCAACTGGTTTTATGTAAAAAGCGACACCGACGATATATTAATTAAGGCGTTACGTAAGTTAAAAGCTAAAAAAGCATTCTGTGACGCGTTAACTTGGTCAGATTTATTCGGCGGTAGCGTTATTTTTATGGGAATAGATGATGGACGTGCTGCAACTGAACCTGTTAATGAAAAACTAATACGTAGTATTAAATTTCTTGAGGTATACGATAAAAGACAAGTACAATGGGATCCTACTAGGTTATATACAGATAAAAAGAATGTAAAGTATGGTAAACCAGAGATTTATAAGCTTTATAATGTATACACCAGTGAAACTATTGATGTACATGAATCACGACTGCTTATTTTTGAAGGTAAAAAACTCCCTGACCAGGAACGATTAAGCAATCAAAACTGGGGTGATTCGCGACTTCAGAGTATATACGAACGTTTAAAAGGTGTTTGTGAAAGTCTTTATGGAGTGGAGACTATCAATACAGAGTTTATTCTTGGTGTATTGAAAGTAACAAACCTACAACAGCTCCTATCTAATAATGAAGGTGAACAAGCTTTACATGATAGATTAAAAGCCTTGGATATGACCAAGAATGTACTTAATACAATGGTCGTAGATAAAAATGAAGAGTTTACACGAGAAACATCTATTGGAGTATCCGGCTTAAGGGATTTAATAGATGTATTAATCGATGTACTTTGTGGAATTTCAGGTATACCAAGAGTAAAGCTTATTGGGGACCAATCAAAAGGTTTAGGCGGGAGTGCTGAAGGAAACACTCGCATGTACTACGATGGTATCGCAGCACGTCAAGAATTTGACTTAGAACCAAATATACTTACTATTCTACGATATTTAGCTTTATCAAAAACTACTAAGTATAACGGTGATCCAGAAACTATTGAAGTTAAGTTTTTACCCTTATGGCAAGCTACAAAGAAAGAGGAGGCAGAAACAAGACTTATTAATTCTAAGTCTGACGCTGTTTATATGGACTATGGTTTACCTTCAGAGTATGTGATAAATTCACGTTTTGGTGGACAATCTTATGGAGAAGAGATAAATCTTCCACCTGAATATGAAAAAATGCTTAAGTCTATACCTTTAGAAGAAGCTCTTGAGAGTGGTGAAGAAAATGAGGAAAAAGATAAAAAGGCCTCTATAATACAGAAAAGTAAAAAAGCAGCTGAAAAAGAGACAGAAGAAGAGTGAACACTCTAAGTATAGTTAAAAGAAAGTTAAAGGTTAAAAAACCTACACCTATACTGTATCCTTCCGGAATAGAGATACAGTATAGAATAGCACTTGAAAGATTGCTAAGAGAATGGACTAAGATAAATATTGATTTATTAGATCAATATTTTAGTCTTATGTCTGATAATTATGCTATTGTAACTAAAACAGATGCATGGCAAGATGATTTTAGACTATATTATATTAAATTGGAAGAATCTATAAAGCAATCGGTAGAGCGGTTTAAGAAAGTTCTCAACACTATATCAGATAAAGCAACCGTTTGGGCCACAGTAAAAATGGCTAAACATGTTGAATCAGCTATTGGAAAAGTTTTAGCTCTAAGAGCGACGCATAAAAAAGATATTAAGGACATATTTATTGAAAAAGAGTATGTAAAAGTAAAAGAGCTTAGTGAAAAGTTAATAGCAAAAGCTAAACTTGAGACAGTAACAGCTATACCAAGTCTAGTTAAACCAAGATTAAATATTGATAAACTAAGGGCAGATGCTAAAAAAATCGCTATTTCAGGTATAGGTTCAATAAATACAGACTTAATACGAGACGAACAACTTTCATTAGGTATTGAGGAATACATTTGGAGAACAGTGCGTGATGAAAAAGTGCGAGAATCACACAAACCATTAGATGGTATGATATGCTCATGGAAAGATCCAAGTGTATTTAAAACAGTTCAGGATGGAAAATGGCAGGATAGATCTATTATACATGCTGTAAAACTACACCCAGGCGTAGACTACAACTGTCGTTGCTACCCAGAAGCCAACTTTTACTCCCTGGTAGGTTAATATGTCAAATGCTAAAGATGTACAAAAAGTAAAAAAATTAACTAGTATACTGGATGAAGTTAAAAATAGCTTACTTGTCAAGCTTATTGAAGAACCTGACTTTACAGGTAAAATAAGTATTGAGATAAATTGTAACCAAGGTGGAATCAGTAATACTGAATTGTATATAAAAAGAAGACTGGAAAAAATAAATATATGAAAAGTTATACACTTTTTAAAAATATAATGTATATTATATAGTATTACAGTTTCTTTTTATACTATGTAAATAGACCATAAAAGGCCTGTGAGAGTAGAAAGCGCTATTCTCATAGGCTTTTTGTTTTAAGGTAAAAAATGGAAAAAGTACTTTTAAATATTGATGGTGTGGAAGTAGAAGTTGCATATCATTTAGATGAAGCACAGTCTTTTGAACATTGTGACTTTATGCCAATAAAGATTGGGTCAGTAAAACGTACTGATGAAGGATATTTAAAAGGTGAAGCAGCTATTGCAAAGGTAGGTGTGCTAAAATATTGGAACGCAGATGGTACAACACGAAGTGAGTTTGTTCCATCAGAGACATTATTTAATGCAGATAGCATGGATTCAATGAAATTGCAACCAATAACTGATAGGCACCCAGAAGAAGTTTTAATTGATTCAAAAAGTGTAAAGCGTAGAAAAGTAGGCGCTACAGGTGAAAAGGTTTGTCAAGACTCTTCTAATAAAGATTTTCTTATTTGCTCAGTAGCCATTCATGATGCAGAAGCTATTGAAAGCGTAGATAAAGGTAGATTAGAATTATCACCAGGTTATAAGACACTTGTAGTTAAAAAAGATGGTGTCTATAAAGGTGAAAAATACGATTACATACAGATTAAGAGAACTTATAGTCACTTGGCACTTTGTGATAAAGCACGTGGTGGGAGTGATCTACGTCTTAATATAGATTCGTTAACTGTTGAAGAGTTAAGCAAAATTGACGGTTTTAATATACCACAATCTAAGGAGATCAAAAT